TGTACTTATTTCTCTACTATGGGTTGTAGAACTGCTAATGGTTGGGATATTAACGGTCTCGGTCAGCGTAAAGATGGCCGTGGCAATATTTGCCCTGTAACTGTTATTATGCCTACTTTAGCTATGCAGGCTGTTAAGTATTATGAAATTACGCCTTGCGGCGACCTTGAGAACGACACCATTGAGTTCTTTATGCAACTCTTGGATGTAAAGATTCACGAAGCAAAAGATATGCTGCTCGAGCGTTTTGAGTATATTTGCTCTCAGAAGTCAAGTGCGGCTAAGTTCATGTATGAGAACGGAACTATGGCAGGATATGATGGTAAGGACATTCGTTCTGCATTGAAGCATGGTACATTAGCACTTGGTCAGCTTGGATTAGCAGAAACACTTCAAATTTTAATTGGTTGTGACCATACTACTGAAAAAGGTATGGAGCTTGCTAAGAGAATTGAACAGTTGTTTAAAGACCGCTGTGCCGAATTCAAGCGACAATATCAGTTGAACTTTGGTGTTTACTATACTCCTGCTGAGAATCTCTGCTACACCGCTATGAAGAAATTCCAGGCTAAGTATGGCAGAATTCCTAATGTTTCTGATAAAGACTTCTTTACTAACAGTATCCATGTTCCTGTTTGGAGAGAAATGAGTCCTTTTGAAAAGATTGATATTGAATCTCAGTTGACTGGTTATTCTTCTGCTGGTTGTATTACTTATGTAGAGCTTGACTCTGGTATTAAGAATAATATTGATGCATTAGAAATGATTGTTGACTATGCTATGAATAAAGACATTCCTTATTTCGCAGTTAATGTCCCAAATGATACTTGTATGAATTGTGGCTATACTGATGAAATTAACGATGAATGTCCAATGTGCGGCTGCACCGAAATTCAGCGTTTGCGCCGTGTAACTGGCTACTTGACTGGTGACTTTAAATCTGCTTTCAATCTTGGTAAGCAGCAAGAAACTTTAATGAGGGTTAAACACAGATGATTGTAATTCGACATGGAGAAACATATGTAGAACGAGGATGCGACCGTTGTCGCGCAATCCTGGGATATACTAAGGCTGATATAAAAAAGGAATCTCGTCTTGATGACGTTTTTGGTGAGTTACATTCTGTAGAAATGGAATATATTACTTGCCCAGAATGCCGCAAGAAAAATTACCTCGTTTATTTAGTCGACGGTGAAAATACCCTCAGCTGATTAAAAATTTGCTCTGTAGTGTTTACTACAGAGCAATACAGCACCAGAAAATTACAAAGGAGTTTACGAAATGCAATATAGTGGAATATTATATAATGACATGGCGGCTGCTCCGGGAGTTAGTGTAACATTTTTCTCTCAAGGCTGCCCGCACAGATGTAAGGGTTGCCACAACCCAGAGACCTGGGATTTCCAAGGAGGAAAAGAGTTTACACCAGACATTCTTGACAAGATTGTTGAAGGTCTGACTGCTCAAGGAATTCAGCGAAATTTCTGCCTTATGGGCGGAGAACCACTGTGTCCCGAAAATATCTTCCTCTCATATCTCATCGTCTCTACTGTAAAGGAAAAAGTCCCAGAAGCAAAAATCTATGTGTGGACCGGTTATACATATGAAGACCTTGTCGCACAAAATAACAAACATACAATGATGCTACTTAAAGTAGCTGATGTATTGATTGATGGGCCCTACATGGAAGAGTGTAGAAATATTACTCTTGAAATGAGGGGAAGCTCAAATCAACGCATTATTGATTTGACAAAAATGAGAAAAAATGATATAATGTAAGTAATGAAGTGAAAAAGGAGAATAATAATGAACTTAATTAGAATACCTAATATGAATTCATTGTACGCTCTCCAAAATCACGAGGAAAACGAAATCGCCTGGATTGAAGATATCAAGGAGTATCGTGTATGGCACGATGGTCAATGGGTTGTTCTCGACCCAAAGACCACTGGTGTCGGCCTCTCACTTTATGAGGTAAACAAGCAAGTAATTGCGCAACTGCCTACACTAAGTGGCACAGATTTGGAAGAAGCGAGATTGACTTTATCTCACTATGTAAATGGTCTTGACCATAGTGATGATTACTATATGCTATTGTGTTATGATTTAAGATATTTCACAATGTTTGCGCGAGACCAAAAGTATGAAGAAAATATCGTAGATGCAATTATGGATTGCTTGTCTTATGTCGGTGAAATTAAATCTGTTGAAGAGTCTGAGGATGGTCAGGCTATTGAAATTTGGATTGTATCTGAAGGCGAAGCATATGTAATGTATTTCTTCGATTATGGAAGGGGCGTTGTTTTATGCCAGTAATTTATTGTAGATTAAACCTATTCGATGCAAAGCAGACTATCCAGTTGGTCGATGATGTTGCTTCCTCTGAACTTGCGAGCGTTGAGATGAGTGAACTCGGTCATACAATCGCAACTCTTTGTAACGATAATCAAGTCTTCTCTGTGAAGATTGCAGGAAATGCATCTTATGCTGAAAGTATTGCAGATGATGTAAGAGTATGTAATGCGTTTATGTATAAAAATAATACTATTGAAGTCGAGGTAATTGAGTAATGAAATATTTAGTAAACACAACAGAAGTATTTAGAGTAGGAAGCATCGAGGAGGTTGAAGCCCTCCAAGAGGAAGTAAAAACTGACGGTCGTTATGAGTTAGCATCTTTTAGCTATAAGTACAAGTGTACAAAGCAGAAGGGTGAAATTATTGACGAGTGGTATCAGGTTTCTATTAAGAAAGTTTTCAATGAAGAGAAAGACCCTTGCACAGTTGTTGATATTGGGTACGAGGTAAACTAATATGGCAAAATTTGAGAAAGTTAGCAGATTTGCAGATGCGGACATCGCTATGCCGGTCAGAAAGACTGCACATGCCGCAGGTTATGACATGGTTGCCGCAGAGGACATTATTATTCCTCCATATGATGTATTATTTTCAACTATGTTAGGAGAAACTTCTCCTATGGATAATGAAGTAAGAACTATTGATGAGATGGCTGCTTTAACTAAGAAGTTAGGCACAAAACCAACTCTTGTTTCTACTGGTATGAAATGTAAACTTGCTCCTAACCAGTATTTGGAATTGAGTGTTCGTAGCTCTTCTCCTTTAAAATATTGGGTTATGATGGCTAATAGTGTTGGTATTATTGATGCTGACTACTATGATAATCCTGACAATGAGGGTGAAATTTTCTTCCAGTTATATAATATGAGTCCTTTTCCTATCAAAATTCAAAAGGGCGAGGCCATTGGACAGGGAATTATTAAGAACTACTTCAAAACTGAAGACGATAATGCAGAAGGGTTTCGCACAGGCGGATTTGGCTCCACCACTATGGGTCATTCTGATGAATCCGCTATGGCTCCAGCGACGTAATGTCCAATCTATTAGCAATTGACCAAGCGAGCGTAACTTCAGGTTATGCGGTCTTTAAAGATGGTGAGCTTGTCAATTATGGTAAGTTCACTTTCAATGATGATGTAATCGCGGAGCGCCTTGTTAAAATCCGCGCAAAGGTAATTGAACTTATCCAAGAGTACGATATTGATGAAGTTGCATTTGAAGATATTCAGATGCAAGGAAATGTCGCAAATAATGTTCAAACCTTTAAAGTCCTGTCCGAAGTTTTTGGTGTAATCGCTGAAACACTCCAAGAGAAAAAGATGAAATATACAATTGTGATGGCTGGTACTTGGAAATCTACTCTTGGTATTAAAGGCCGCACCAGACCTGAACAAAAGAAAAATGCACAAGAATATGTATTGAAAACATATAATGTAAAGGCCATTCAAGACGTCTGCGATGCAATTTGCATTGGAACTCATTGTTTGAAACGACCAGGAGTTGGAACAACTGTGAGTGATGGATTTGATTGGGCGGATTAAGCAAATAATCTCCATTCAACTTTTAAATCTCTATAGAGGTTAGGAATTTGAATGGAGGTTTTTTATTATGGAGATTTTAACCGAATATGGTCTTGAAATCTTCTTCGGTTTAGTTTCTGCGGGCCTACTTGCATTCTGCAAATCCCTTTGGTCACAAAAGAAAGAATTAGAGAAACGTAAACAGGAAGATTTGACACGTCTTCACAGACAAATGATTTTAGATGAAATTGAGCCAATCATCAAAGAATTAAAAGTTGTGAAAGATGACTTAGAAAAAGGCTTACATAATGCTCAAAGAGAAGCAGATAAGACCCACGCAGAAATGTATAAAGATTTGGAAAAAGTTACGCAAAAGAATGATAAGAATTTGGAATTGATTATCAATTCTTATAAATTTAGACTTATCCAACTTTGTAAAACACATCTTCGTGATGGCTGGATTACTACCTCCGATTTTGAGCAAATTACAGAAATGTATAAATTATATCATGGCTTAGGTGGCAATGGTCAAGCACAAGAATATTACGAAAAAGTAATTGAACTTGATGTTGTTGACCATGCACCAGAAAAATAAAAAAAATAGGGGAGACCTTAGTAAGAAATTACTAAGGTCTCCCCTTTTTTGTTTTTATTGAGCTTTTGCAGGCTTGTTAATATTAACAGCAGCTTCAATCTGTTGAGTAATATATTCATTTAAGTCGCCAACCGCATTCTCAAGATATTTCTTAGCTTCGTCGCTAAGAATTGCCATAACGGCATTCTTTGTCATATTAAATGCGGTCTTCTGAGCTTCAGCATCAAATTTGCCAGCCTGCTTAAGTGCTTCAACATAGGTTTGGTTTGTAGCAATTACACAGTTTTCAATGGTGACAGCAAGCATATTGATGTACTTATCTGCGAGGTCATTATCAACCTTACCAGTGATTTCTGCGCTCTTAACCTGGATAAACTTAACAATATACATTGTTAAAACGCCAAGAAGAGGAAGCACACAAACTTCAAAAATATCAGATAATAATGCTAACCAATCCATGATTTATCCTCCTTAATCAATACTTGCCTCTGCGCCGATTGTATACTCCATACCAGTAAAATCATCTTCTGGGTCAGTAATATTATGCAAGCTTGCAGTGCAAGAATTTAATCTTGAGTAATTAGTTGATTCATAAATCGTCTTATCGTTTGCATCTTTAATAGCAATTTTAGTAAGACTGTTTTCAGCTTGGTAAACAGCTAAATCAACTAAAATAGAATCTCCATTTAAAGAGTCTTCATGATAAAGTGTGACAGATAACTGACGCTTCATATCTGGTAAAATCATTTCATTGAAACGACCAATAAGATAAGATTTTTCAGCATTGTCATTGATTACTAAATAGTATTTTACCATATTATAACCCTCCTATTTTAATTATATTATATCATAAAAAAATTGGATTGTCAAATTAGAGAGCCCGAAAGCTCTCTAACTTATTTTACTTTAATCCAAATTCTTCCATTAACTTTAACGTTTCCGCTTCCCCAAACTTCATATTCAGGAATTTCAGAAACTGTTCCAAGAATACGTTCTGGATATTCTCGAATTTCTTCACGAGTCATTAAGCTTACTGTACCATTTGGTCCAGTACATACCGCCGCACCCAAAGGATAAGAATATCTATCTTCATATGGATATGCAAGTACACGACCCGCTACTGCAACTGGAGTTTTGCAATTATCTGTTTCTCCCATTGAAGTGCCATACGTATCAGATATAATACTACCTCCAGCTTGAAGTCTTTTAGTAGATTTAGTCATAATACCAAATTTACCTTCAATAACAACTCGACCTGGCTCTTCTGTATCTGCACTTCTACACTCTGCGTAGTCATTCCATACAGCATTATATACTCTTGTAGCATATAAATAACCATCAGCAGTTAGCCTCATTTGAGCAGTAGTTTCATTTGTACCCGCATTAAAATTAGTATCAGTAACATAAGACCAATACAAAGTATTGCTACTATAAACACCACAAGACCAGTCTCCATTGGTTGTTTTCATAGAATAAATAGCATTATATCCTAAGTAAGAAGTAATTTTTAAGAGAGCGTTACTTCTTCCTAAATACCAAGAAGTTGAAGTTCCAGGTCTGCTAATTTGTCCACCAGAAACAAAAATACTTTCATTTCTATCTGCAATAGTCTGACAATTAGTTACAAAATAAATTCCATTATCAGAAGTGATATAAGTTGTTTCAGTATTGCCAGCTAAGCCTGCAGCAGATACAAAATTACTTGCAGACTCGCCTGAGCCAAATACCGCAAGACCGCCACCGCCAATTACAATACCACAACCATCTCCAGTGCCGGTAACAAACTTAATCATTTCATAATCAGTATAAGAACCATTAGCATATGTAATATTACCATACATTGTTAATGCTCCTAAGTGAGCCCTACTCCAATAAGCAGAAGAGCTACCTAAAGTGAATGTATTGTTATTTCCAGGAACAATGCCTGTGTTAGTAACAACCAAAGCTGAACCCTTCAAAGATAAACTATCAGCTGCACAAAATGCAATTTTACCCTCAGTAGAAGGAACATGTAAGTAATTGTATGAAGTAGTACAAGAGAATTGAATATGTGCAATACTTGAAGTACTACTAATTGTAATATTAGGAACTTTTAATGCACCAGACATAGTATCTCCAGTGACATTTACATAACGGCCATCTAATTCACCAGTTACATTTGCAGTCGTAAGTAACATTTGCCAACCAGTTGTTGTATCTAATGCAGAGCCATTAAAACTTCTATAATAGATATTTCCATCTGAACTAAATCCTAATTGAGAATCATAATTACCAGAGTGCTTATTAAGAGTAATCAAGAAATTAGCATTATTATCTGTTGTGAATAATCCTGTACATGGATTGACATTATAATAAAATGCTACACGACCTGCGGTTGCTGGATGAGCAGTTAAATGTGTTGCAGAAGATGTACCAGACAGAGTTGCGTCTATCAAAGTTGCTCTATCTGCCAGTCCAATAAATCTTGGAGCAGTCACATTACCAGTTGCATTAATTGTACTATTTACAGTTAATGCTCCACCAATATAAGAAGCTGCACTTACGCTAATACCACCAGTCACTTGCACTGCACCAGTATTAAGACCAGTAGCCGCACTACCTTGCTTAAATTTAGCATAACTTGTTACACTTAATTCAGCACCAAGACTTGTATTACCAGTTACATCAAGAGTTCCGCCAACAGTGGCATTGCCACTAATTGTAGTCGCACCTGTTACTACGATTCCAGACTGGTTAATTTCAAATACACTAACTGGAACAGTAGAATCACAAATTGTAGTCCAAGTTCCACTTAAAGCGGTAGTATAAACTTGGAATAAATGAGCTGCAGCAACGTGACGAATTCTATCTGGGCCTGTAGCAGTTGTTCCAATATCATTACCTTTAAAGATTAACAATTCACTACGCTCATTGGTTCCCCAAAGATTTTCACCAATATATGCGTGATTAAATGAACCAGGATTATCTCCAGTTGTTCCATAAAATGCAATATAGTTCGTATCACCATTCGCATTATCACCAATCTTTAAAGGACCTCTAATGTAAGTCTCTCCAAAGTTAGCTTTACCATCATTACTAATAGATGCTACTGGATTTGCATCTTTCAAGAAAATCCAACCACGATTTGCTGTACCATTCATAGTGAAGTAAGTAGCCCAGTCGCCAGTTACATAACCATGAGTTTTAAATGTTGCCGTACCCGCAAACATTAAACCATAAGTTGGTTTGCCACTCATACCTCCGCTATACAAGGAAATGCCGTGACCAGTAGTAGCAGAAGTATTTGCAATACCTAAACCACCTAAAGCAGAAGTACCAAAAGTAGCATTAAGTGTTGCTTGAGTAATTTTTAATCCATTGAGCCAAGCAGTTGCAGTGGTTGCTGCGCTACCAGATTCAATGACATATTCATTATCTGTGGTAGACTGTTTTACACCAGCTCTCCAAGAGGCACCAATTGTATTAGCTTCAGTTCCGTCATACAAATAATGAACGAATTTATCTGTATCTCCAGTGATAATATTTAAATCATTGGAGAGGTAAAGTTTACCAGTATTAGAGGACAAGGCCATTCTTGGAGTAGGAGTTCCAGTATTTGATTCTGCGGCAGACTCCCATAACCAACCATGTCCACTTGCATTTTCAATATAGCTTCTAAGTGCCCAGGTCTTAACAGCACCGAGAATTGAAGGAGTTCCACCACTTGGGCATCCTCCTGCAACAACATTAGACATATAATCATGCCATGTCTTATATGTTGTGCTGTACCAGCTAATACGACCGTTGGCTATACCACCAGTTCTATTCAAGTTTAGCTTATTAGCTGAAATATAACCTTGACCATTAATAGACGCTACATTAGTAGTTCCATTTCTAAATACCCAACCACGAGTTGCGCCATTAGACATCATGAAATACGTATTCCAAGTGTCTGTTGCATAACCATGAGCACCAAGGTTACTACGCATTGCAATACCATAGGCTGTTGGGTCAACAGTACCATGCAATGCAATACCACCAACAGTGCCAGTAGTAGAAGTATTTACATAAAGTGTGTTATATACATGTGCTGTAGTAGAATAAATATCTTTCCACTTAGCGTTCAAATCACCAATGACATAGGTATTATCTACTTGAGGCATAATATTACCCTTGATAGATACATTACCATTGAGAGTTGATGCTCCACCAACAAACAATGCACCTTCTACTTCAAACCAAGCAGGGGTTGCGCTTGTGCCACCAATAACTTTTAATCCTGCAGGACTACGATAACCATCATAATCTGTATAAATTAAATGTACTGGTTGATGAGTACCACCTTCAGAGAAAGTAATTTTTGGATTGGTAGAACTTGCGGTCATATCAGTAGAAGCCGTATGTGCAATAATAATATTGCCAGTAAAGGTTTTATCTCCCGCCCATGTTTGAGCTTGAGAAGTTACTAAACCAGCTTTCCATTTTGTTTGGTCCGTACCACTTGCAGTTGCAGCTGGAATAATAATTAAGTTATTCATTGCCGCGTTATTCTTGTTATAACCACGGAATGTAAATGTGTCTTTATCAGAAGTTACTTGCTGAATGCTTGCGAGATAAGAAGCTTTAATATTATTGCCAGACTCATCCATATAAGCCTTTCCAATAATACCCCCATCTTCTGCCACAATAGTGTGGGTGTATGTACGTCCCAGTTCAGTTGCTGCGGCTGCAATAGTAGCGTATGCTTCAGAAGATGTTTTCTTATCTGTTGTAGTTGTGTCGCTTGCTTCAGTAGAACTAATTAAAGTCCAAGCTCGATTACCTTGAAGTTGATATACAGTTGCTCTTGGATAAGTGTTACATTTATAGAACAAATCTGCATAAGAGTCTGCGGCAGTGTTTCTAAATCCAGCTTGCAAAGCGTCTTCTGCGATATTATATCTCACTAACCAAGTAATAGTACAATTAGCAGTTGCACCACCAGAAGCATTGTTAGTACGCATAGATACTTTAGCAATACCATATCCACCGTTATTATAACTGTGACGAATTACAATAACAATATCTTTATCATTGTAAATACTTGTTACTGCGTTTGCGCCGGTAGTTGCAATTCTATGCCATGGATAATTAGCTTTATTGCCGCCCCCAATAGAAGCAGAATAGCTTGCCGCACTAATTGTAACATCCTTAGTACCATCAAAAGATACTGAACCTTGTAAATCATTACCCAAGATAATTTTTCTTGCGGTTAATAATTTTGAAGCGCTTGTTGCATTGCCAGTTACATTACCAGTTAAAGAACCTGTTAAATGTCCATAAATTTCTCCAATGTGAGCTTCTTTCCAAGCAAGAGCCTCAGTACCAAGAGAGTGAGTATCTGTTGTATATGGAAGAACACTACCACCAAATTTAGTTTCTCCACCATCTAATTGGAAGAGAAGTGCGCGAACCGTTGTTCCGCTCGCTTTGGCCATAATTTCGTTTCCATCAATAGCTAAATGCTCTCCGCTTGGGTTACCTACGATTAATGCTCCAGAATTTGCGGTTGCTTTAGCAGCATCAGTTGTATTTGCAATAACAACTTGACCATTAAAGGTTTTCTTTCCTGCAAAAGTCTGAGCACCTGTGGTAATGAGACCAGCTTTTTCTGCGGTTGCTCCTGGAATTGTAAGAGCATCAGCCAAAGCTGCTCCGTTTTTATTTAACAATCTAAAGCTCCAACCATTTCCATCATGAGCGTGATTTTTTAAGGTTGCAGCGTAAGTCGCTTTAATATTATTTCCACTTTCATCTTGATATGCTTTCTCAATGATTCCGTAGAAATTTGTTGCATAAATAGCTTTAAATTTATTAGAAGACGTACCAATATAACCAGTGTCATTAGTTACTGGATACAATTTACCAGCGCTGTCAAAAATTGTGTGCGCAATTCCACTCTTAGCAAACTTGACAGATGCGGCATCATCGTCACCCATGCTAATATATAAATGTCCACTGTCTGCACCATCTACTTGGTAATAGATAGCTGCAGTATCAGAACTACCACTCCACTTTAATCCTTTAGATTTAATTGGGTAAGTTTCTCCGCTCGCGGCAGGCCAAGATGCAATTGCTTTAAATGTAATATCACCAGTCATTGTTCCGCCCGCTAAAGGTAAATCTAAGCTGGCATGTCCGGTTACATTACCAGTTACGTTACCTGTTAATGAGCCTGTTAAGTGACCACTTAGAGTGTCTGCTTGAACATTTTTAATATAAGCATTATTCCGTATATAGGTTTCAGAGCCTAAATCTATGGTGTCTTTTGCTGTTGGAAGTAAACTTCCTGGAATAATTGTATTACCAGAAGCATCTAACAAAGTTAAGGTTCGTACTAAAGTCGCGAAATCACCAGAATATTGACGTACGTAAATTGGCTCGTTTCCATCGGATTTTACGGCAATTTCTAAGTATCCCGCATCACTTGCGGTTGCGCCAGTAATAATACGGGCACCATCGCTATCACCAACAGTCCAACGAATTCCGCTTGAAATTCCAGTTGAAACATTTGGAAATAAGATATTGTTATTAAAAGTTTTATTTCCGGCAAATGTTTGCGCACCGGCGATTACAGTACCTGCGCGGTTCGCACTTGCGACCGGCAACATAATAGTATCCAATGCAACATTTCTACCATTATAAGTAGTAATTGTTACACCGTCGGTACTTGCGTACTTTGTTCCTTCGCTTGAAATTCTTGTCACATAAGTATCTGCGATGTTTTGTTTCATATCGTCAGCTTTTGCTTGCTCAGCGATACCGCCGCCCATACTTACACGCTTGTCATCTACGTCATAAAAGATTGAACCAATAACCTCACCTTCATCATTGGTTCTTGTTGTGAAGTAAATGTGTCCGTTATCTATCTTATTGACATAGGTTTTATCAGAATTAAGCTTCAGAAGGTCTTCTTCTAAACCGGTCGAAAATTTTA